ATTCATCATTGCAACTGCATTAAATGCAACTTGTCCAGCTTTAAGTGCTGCCACTGGTCCTTGGCCTGCTAATAATGATTGAACCACAGCTCCCATCGCAGCTTCTCCACCACTTTTTAAGGAATCAAATGCTTTATCAAATCCCAACATTTTCTTCATTGCATCTCCGCCAGGAAATGATCCAAAGAATTCATCTGTTGCGGTTTTTGCTTCATCCATTGCGCCGGTAATTATGCCTCCATACTTCTCAGCATGTTTTTGCATACCAACCATTGCATCTATATTTTTATCTCGTTCATCCAATTCAGCAATTAGATACTGTGATATGTCTTTGCTTAAAATTCCTAATTTACCTTTTTCTATTACTTCTTTTCTAGCTTCTTTAACTAAATTACGTGCTGCATCTACATTTTCTTCTTTAAAATCAGCAATCTTTTCTACTTCTTTATTTAATGATTTTGTTATATCTGTAATTTTAATTTCAGTATCTAAAATACTTTTGTCTATTTGTTCACGTACAGAAGATTTAGTAATAATCTTATCCAGAGCCGCTAGTTCACGTTGAAGAACTGCTTCCGATTTTATTCTTCCATCTACGATCTTTTGTTGTATAGCTAGTATTTCAAGTTCAGATAATGCTAATTCTTCGGCAGTTTTTTGAGCCGATTTAAGGAGTTTATACTGAGCATCTCCGGACTTATCTTTAGATATGTTTTTCTTTTTAGCCATTACCTACTTTATTATATATTAAAAGTTGATTTTCGTCTACCAGTTTTTGGATCACATAACGGAGATTGTGGTCTTTTTTTGCAATAATTTTTACTAGATTTATATAAATCTTTTTGCATTGCGTTAAGATCTGCTAACTTAGCTTGCAAGTCTGGATCATCTACCATAGCCTTAACAAATTTACTAAGTGATTTATTAACACGAGGTTTAAATATTTTAGCTAAAAGTTTAGTTAAAAACCCCTCTGTTAGGTTTATATCTTTAAGAATTTTATCTTCTAATTGATTTGATTTTGCCATAAGCTTCTCTCTCGTTCATATTTTTATATAAATATGGATTAACGACGGAACTTAGGTGCTTTAGATCTAGATTTGGATTGATTCTTCTTCATAGACTTTTCATGGTGTTTTCGTTCTTTATCACGGAAGTCTACAATACGGCTTATATAAAATGTACGTAACCAAACTGGCATATCATAAACATCAGACCAGTTAAAGCCTCCGTTACCATGAAAAATCAGGTCAAATATTTGTGCATGCAGCGTGCGCCTATATTCAGGCGCTAGGCCAAAAAAAGTCAGTTGTAATGGGCAACGTTATCTCAAACTCTTCACCAGTTTCTTTATCAATAACATCTGTCTTAAGATCTAAGTCAGGTGATATTTTTCTCATATACTCACGTAATGCTCTTGAATCAATTGCTAACAATTCATTTTTTACAAAACTTCTAATGGTTCCGGTAGAATCATCCCCATCAACAGATTGAATCGAATGAATTAATCTAGTTGTTAATTCTTTTGATCCATAACCATCTTTGATCTTCTTAAGTGCCTTTAGTTCTAGTTCTACGTTCTCATTATCCCTATGAGACAATATTTTAAACGATATTGTTCTTTTTGAAACAGGTAAAGTAAATTCAAAACTATTAACGCCTTTAGTTATTAAAGATTCATCAAAGTCTTTATCCATAAATTTAGTTAAATCTAGAGTTTCTTCTTGTTGTTCACCGGACGGTGTTGTTATCTTAACGGTATAATCTTTACCATACCCTAATACTCTTGCTGCAATCATGATTGCATTTTTATCTCCAACAAGTAGATCATTATAATTTACAGGTTGGCCTTCTCCATTTCCTATAATTAATGCTTTAAATAATTTATCTAAAACTACTCCCTGCTTGATATATGATTGAGTAGTAAGAATATCCTCTTCTCTTGCTGTCATATATTTCATTTCAACTTTTCCGGATTGTAATGAACTATCATCAGGATATAATAAACCTTTACTTGGTAACTCAACTATTTCTGTTGGGAATTTAGATTTTTCTTGTTTATCATTAGATGCTTGACTAGCATGTTGTGCAATTGCTATGTCTTTTATTGCTTGATCTGATAATGTTTGTGTTTTACCTGGATAATCGTCGCTAACTTGTTTTGCCATTTCTGTTCTCTTAATAACTTATTACTTTTATATAAATATGCCGTAACGTAAAAAATCCCACCGTTAGGTAGGATTCTTTAATGCTTTAGAAATATCTAATTAGAATTGTAACACTGCATAATCATATTTCAATGTTAATTCAATTTGTAATGGATCTTCTGTTGCCCAATCTGCATCACCAAATGTTGCTGATGATATAAATGCGCCTTTCAATGTCCACTCTTCAACTTTATCACCTACAGGTCCTAATGTATTAAATGTTAAGTCTTTCTTATAGAAATCACTATATCCATCTCTACCTGTTACTGATTCATGATGTAATCTTACCCATTCCATGACTGCTTGTGCTCCTGATGGAACAACTGGGTCATATAATGTTACGGTAACATCTTGCCATCTAGACTTTCCTTTCAACTTTCTTTCAACGTTGATGTGGTCTAGTATAACTTCACCTTGATCAATTGATGGTCTACTAGCTGCCTTAATAAGGTAACTAGGTATTCCTTCAATGTACATGATGAACCTGTTGGCCATCTTCGGCTCATATGCCGTATAAAATATTTCTGTTGGGTCAAGTAATTCTGCCATCTTTTATTCCTCTTTTATATAAATATCAAGTTTTCCTATTTTCTATTCCGGAAAAGCTGCTCCTGTTGGTAATATATTGAAATCAATTATAATAAACTCAGCTGCCTTAGCAGGTTGCATATATATTTGGCCTACCATTTGATTTCTATCAATTACATCTGGTGTATTATTTGAATCATCCATAACTACTTTAAATGCATACAAACCTTGTCTTTGTTGTACATTTTCAAAATATGGATTAACGATACTTAAGAATCTGTTTCTAGTTGCTGCTGTATTATTTTCAAATATTAAGAACTTAGTTGTACTTGCAATAAATTTCTTAGCTGCTATTAATAATCTTCTTACGTTTACTCTATCTAATGCAGATGCTTTTTTCTGTAATGTTTTTTGTCCAAATACTGTTACTCCGGCATTTGGAAAAGTTGCAATTGGATTAACATTACTTTCATATAAAGTATCTCTATTACCATGAGTTAATTTTCTTTCTGTCATTACTGCAATATCAATTCCTCCTCTATTAAGGCCGGCTGGTGCAAACCATGGAGCAGCAACTCTATCATTAAAGGCATATACACTTGGTATCACTGTTGATGCAGGAACCCAAACATTTCTTCCTAGATCTGTATCTGGAATTTTTACCCATGGCCAATACATTGCAGCATAATTACTATCTCTTGCATCTCCTTTTGCTACTGCTGATGAAATACCTGCTGCATATAATACTGGGTCAATGATAGAAAAACAATCACTTCTATCTTCACACATTTGAACTAATTCACCAATTGTTGTTCCATGCTTATCATCTACCAATCCAGGTACTGTAATTAAATTAATATCATATTCATCTTGATTCTTTAATAATTTAATTGCATCACTATAAGCAGTTGCGCCATCAACTAATGTATTTGGATCATATCCTTGTACATTATTTTGACTAATTGTATCATAAAATGCTCTTGGATGTTTTACATTCCCATCACTACCTCCTGTAAATGAACCAGATCCTACTGTTGGTAAACTTCCTGAAGCACTTCCGTCTCTCACATTACCATTAGAATCTAAATAATTCATTGTATTTTTAAGAACTGTTACTCTAACATATTTAGATCTATTTCCAAATGATCCAGATAATTGAAGGAATGGATCAGGTTGACCACTATCTCTTAATTGATAAACTTGGTCACCTATTCTTCTTGCAATGAAATCAGTTGAATTAGGATCTAATGATAAATTTGTATATTGTTCTAATATCGTCTTTCTTTTACTAGTATCATCACCTCTTCGAATATTAAGGTTAAATGTACCTTTTGCATTATTTTTGCTAGTAACTTCCCATCTTAAGTTATTTTCAGTACCATTTGATAATACATTATTAGTACCTTCTGTTCCTCCTCCACTATTCAATTCAACACCTTCTGCTAATGTTGTCAATGTAAATACATTTTCTGCTGAAGTAGTATTAGAACCACCACCCATTATAAATTGAGTGACTGCATTTGTTCCAAATGTATTTGGTGTACTTAAAGATGCTGTTTGGAACTTAGTTGCATTAGGTCCTGTTCCTGCAGTTGAACCTGATATTTTTAATACCGCTCCAACTCCTGTTGCAGTTATTCCTGTCAATACTGCATTAGCATTAATCTCAGTTGCTAAAAATGCAGCATGTTCTGTAGTATTTGTTCCTCTAGAAAAGAAATTTGTAATACCATCACTTGTATCTACATTTGCTACTGTTTGTGCAATAAACTTAACTACATTGGTTCCTTGTGTAATTTGATATGTCACACCATCACCAAACGCATCCAAAGTTAATGACCCAGATGAAAAAGACAATCCAGAATCTATAGCTGTTTGTGCAGTTGCTGTTGCTGGTGCATATGCACCCGCCATAATTCTAACCACTGTCAATGTATCTGCATATTTTAGATACTCTTGTGCAGCATAGTTAGTTAAATATTTGTATGATTGTTCTGATGCTCCAGATCCGGAAGTAAATTTACCTCCAAATTTTTGTACAAATTCAGAATAACTCGATACTATTGTTGGAATTCCTGCTTGACCTTTTTGGGTTGGTCCAATTACAGCAGCTCCAATTGCTTGAACGCCGGCTGGTAAAAACGATTGATCTACTTCTTTCGTAAATACCCCGGGTGATACAATTTTTTCGGCCATTTTGATGCTCCTCTTTTATTAATCAATTTCTTATAAATATCAAAACTATTTGCCAAACAATCTATTTTACGGGAATAAACTCACCGCTTGATAAATCAACTTGACCAGCTCCATATTTTTCGTTTAATGTTCGAACTAACTCTCGTTCGTCATCTTGCAATTTGATATAATCTCCTTCCAATGTTTCTTTTGCTATACTCAAAGATTCTATTCTTTGATTTGCTAATAATAGTTCTAATTCTATTTGACCAAATTCAGAAATCTTTAATATATTTCTTTCCTTTAATTGGGTAATTTGATCTAGTTCTTCTTGTGTAAATTTTTGTATTTCTGACATAACTTTTTTCTTTTAATTATTTTTATATAAATATGCTAAAGCTTCTAATAACCACCCTTAGGATCATCAGTTGTATTTACATTAAATGTCTCTGTTTCATTACCAAATACAATTTTCTTAACTGATATATTTTTTTGGAAGGTTGATTTTTGAAGTTCGAATGGCATTACTAATGATGCTTTACATGTTAATGGTATTGTTGCTCTTACGACTCTATCCTCGCCTGATGCGTTTGTGGTATCGAAAGTAACATCTTGCATAAACACTGGAAACTTAAATGTAGTTCCATATGCAAATCCATTTGTTGGCATTATCTGTTCTACCAATGAATTCATTTGTTCTGTATATTCTGTCCATAATAGTAACTCATATGATACATCTATGAATTCCGGGACGGGTGCTAAATAATATTCTTTCTTACGTTGTTTTCCGTGTTGGATTGAAAATCTATCATATTTATTTTCCATGGAATGTTTATTATGGAATACATAATCATTACCGGAGGGGTTATTATTTACACCTAAACTTTTTAAAGTATCTCGTTCTACAATAGAACCTCTTCGTATACTCATTAATGGTGTCATGATCTTACCTTTCCGGTCTCTCATATACCCTTTGGTTTGTACTTGTGCCCATTTTTCACCATTTGCATACATAATTGGAACATCAATTACTTGTCCGTTTTCATTAACTTGTAGTTTTAAGATATCTCTTATATAAGATATAATAGCAAAATCTACATCTTCTATAGTACATTTAGGTGTTTTAATAATATCATTATCACGTCTAACTTGATGTGCTCTATTAGGTATTGGATCTCGAGAAAATGTTGAACTTGTTTTATTTAATCTTTTCTTTGCCATTATAAGTTTCTCGGTATATTATTTGGTTTGTTAATTCCAGAACGGACTTCTTGTATATTTAATCGGTTTCTTCTGGTTACATGAGCTGTAACTTTAACAGCAACACTATATCCAAATTCATCTAAATCACCTTCTACTTGTCCAATATCTGTTGTTGGATTCTTACCTGCCCAATATTGTGAAGAACCTACAGTATCTATTTCATAAAATTCATTATCCCATTCTAGAACATCACCTTCTTCAATTATAACATTCTTATCTTTAAGATCATCCCTTAAAAAATTAAACTCTGCTGTTCTAGAATGATCATATTCAGTATCACCTATATAAGACTTATCATCCTTAAGAGCTAAACAATTTAAACGCAATGGATTATAATAAACCTTATCATCTGATTCATCATACATATTAGCTTGAGTATCTTCTAGACTTAATTTATAGAAGGCAACCTCCACATCAATAATGTTATTGATAATTTCGCGATTAATTGATCTAATTAAACTCGCATCTCTACCTGATCCGAATAGTGCCATTATTTACCCTATATAAATTTTAAGTGGTATTTTATTCATCTGCTGTTGCATTGAATCTGCTTCAGCTTGTTTTCTTTCCAATTGTGCTTGTCTTGACATTGTATCAAGTATTTCCTTAAGTTCTGTTATAAGGCCTTCTTTTTCAGTTTGTCCGGCTGATAATAAGTCGGTTCCATTTAATGTCACATCTGCATTAGGTATTGGTATTGTGGAATATTTACTTCTAACATATCCTAACATCTCTTTTGTTAATGCTAATGTATATCTTTTGATCCATTGTACGCCTACTGCATTAATTAATGAATATGTTATATTTTGATAAGGAACATTTGAAAAATCAGATACTCTGTTGGTATCTCCTTTTAATGCATTTGAACGGTCATCTTTCTTAATATATTCAAAATATACTTTTGTAAAGTTTGAACCATTTGGTATTGGAAAAAGTCTGATTCTATTATTAATTAACTCGAAAGTATACGCAGATTTCCTTATTTGATCATTAAATTCAATTGCTTGCAGTCTTAATAGGTCTGCATTCATTGGCATCATCATAAATGATACACCAGGAGAATAATTACCCCATCCAAATCCTTCTAGCATATTTGCAGATCCTAACCCTGTTCCTACAAATGGGTCAAAGTATTTTACAATGGCTGGAGGCGCATCATGAAATATTTTTTTTATCTCTATTTCTGTTGTACCTGCTGATCCGGCTTCTAATGTTACAATTGATGGATCTGTTAAATCATATATCTGTTGATCTGCTGTCATTGATATAGAACCTGTATAATATGTTACATTTCCTCCACTTCCTGCTTCTACGCCATATTCAGTAGCTAATTCAATAAGACCACCCATATTAGATGATATTTTTTGTTGGGTTAAATTACTGCCGGTAGAGGAACCATATAAGTTTAACATATTATCACGTATGTTAAATGTATTTACCTGTGCTCCCTACTCTGTTACTGCTTCTTCAAAACATGCAAAGAAATTTATATCCTGCAATTCAATATCAGTTATTGGATATCCTAACCTTTTAGCACACCATTCTGCTGTGTTATTAGATGCTGTTACAAATACTGCATCTGCATCATATAAGCCAAATGGCGTACTTCCTGTTGTGAATGATGCCGAACCTGGCCATATTGGAATATTTTGTGCCATAATTTACCGTCTCTTAGTTTAATATAAATATGTACAAATGAGAGATTACTAGTATTATGATTAATTAATCTTTACAAGTCCGGACTTACCGACAGCGGCTGTTGCAGTTATCATAACTAGCCCTTCATTTATTAGTATAC